CGTATATCTTCATATACTATAATATGAAGACTGTGGTATAAATTATATGGAAAAAGAAGATTTATTAACAGAATTCAAGAGATGTAAGGATGATCCCGTCTATTTTATTTCTGAATATATTAAAGTTACACACCCTGTTCGAGGGCTAGTCCCCTTTAAACTTTATCCTTTTCAGCATCGGATAGTTGAAAATTTGGAAGAAAATAGATTTAATATCCTCAGAAAGTTTAGGCAAGCAGGGTGTACCACAATCGCAGCCAGCTACGCATTATGGATAATTATTTTTCAAAAGCACAAACAAGTAGTTATCCTATCCAAAGGAGATGTAGAGGCAACAGAGGTTCTTGATAGGATCAAACTTATGTATGACGAACTTCCTAAATTCCTAAAACCTGGGATTATTGAGGATAACAAGCATACTCTTAAATTAGGAACAAACTCTACTATTAAGTCCAGACCTTCTGGTAGACAGTCGGGTAGATCCTTGGCTGGATCCCTTCTAATCATTGATGAGGCTGCTTTTATTGAGAATATTGATTCTATTTGGGCTGCTGTTTATCCCATTATCTCCACGGGGGGTAGAGCTTTCGTTCTTTCCACTGTAAATGGTATTGGTAATTGGTATCATGATGTTTATCAAAAAGCTGTAGAAGGTGCAAACTCATTTCATCCTATTGATATCCGATGGCAAGAGCACCCAGAATATCAAAGACAGGAAGAAGGTTTTTCATGGCTTTATGAGGAAATGAAAGCTAACGATCTAGATGTAGATAAGTGGGAAGAGACTACTAAAGCTAATATGCCTATGAAGCAGTGGCTTCAGGAATATGAGTGTTCATTCCTAGGAACAGGTGATACCTACATTGAAGGAAGTATTTTAAAAGAGATTTCCTCTCAAACTAGTGAAAATTATGATATTAAGTACAACAACAGGATGAGGGTGTGGCAGGACCCAATGCCCTATTACACCTATTTGATTTCTTGTGATACCTCACTAGGGCGTGGGCGAGACTATTCAGCTTTTCATGTAATTAATATGTACAACGGGCAGCAAGTAGCCGAATTTTATTCTAATAGAACTCCGATAAATGAGCTTGCTAAAATTATTGCTGATGAAGGGATGCTATATAATATAGCTCATGTTATTTGCGAGCGCAATACAATTGGAAATAATCTGATTGACTGGCTCTATAATATTTATGAGTATGAAAATTTATGGTATGATGAGAAAGATGACATAGGTTTTCAGGTAACTATGAAAAATAGAGACACTATTTTAGCAAACTTAGAAGAAGCAATTAGAACTAATTTAATTAAGATTAACTCAACAAGAACTTGTGATGAACTAATGACTTTTATTGTAAAAGATCAAGGAAGAGCGCAGGCTGAAAAGGGGTATCATGATGATTTAATTATGAGCCTAGCCTTAGCTGTTCACGGATATAAAAATTTACTGGATACTACGCCGATGGAACATGTTTCTAAAATTCCACATAAAGAAGCGCCACCTATGCCTTCAAGAAGTTGGAAATTTAGAATTAAAACAGTTGGTGGTGAAATGTCTGAAGAGGATTTAAGATGGCTGATGAAATAAAAAAGAAAAAACCTATAGAAGAAGGTTACACTAGTTTTGGGGGAACAGCGGACAGGGCGGGAGGATTCTTCACTCCAACTGGGCCGATTGGACAGTTTCTAGCTAAATTTTTTGCATCAACTACCCAGGCTCAAGCGGTAAAAGATATGGACAAGGGGACGCCCACTCAGTATGGTGGGGATACCGTTGTCAATACAGAAGTAGTAAAAGATAAAGGTGATCACTCTCCTGCAATCGGGGGGGTTTCTCGAAACCCTATTCTCCCTCAACTAGAATTAAATAGGCGTAGACGCTATAAAGAATATGAGGAGATGGATGAATATCCTGAAATAGGAGCAGCTTTTGATATTTATGCTGATGATGCAAGCCAACGTGGACCTAGAAATGAAAAATGGTCTATCAAATCAGAGAGTGAGTTAGTAGTTGATGAGCTTACTCGTTTATTTGAACATATTAAGTTAGATAAATTTTTATGGGATGTCATTCGTAATACTGTAAAATATGGAGACTGTTTTACTGAGATAATTGTAGATGTCAATAAACCTGAGCAGGGAATTAAGAAAATTAAAATTTTAAATCCCAATTTTATTCTTCGGGTAGAAAATGAGTTTGGATATCTGAAAAGCTTTTTACAGGAAATTCCAAAAGAAGAGTCTTTTAGTTATGGCTCAATGTATACTACTGAGAGACCACTAAAGTACATTCGATTAGATAAAAACCAAATTGTTCATTTTAGATTATATAATTCAGATCCTATTTTCTATCCTTATGGGAAATCCATTGCTGCGTTATGTCATAGAATTTTTAGATCATTGCGACAGATGGAAGATGCGATGCTTATTTATCGCCTTACTCGCGCACCTGAGAGACGTATCTTTTACGTAGATACAGGGAATTTGCCTGCTAGTAAGGCCGAGATGTATATGGAACGTCTTAAAGAGAAGTTTAAGAAGGAGAAGTACTACAACTCCAATACAGGAACAGTAGACGCACGCTTTAACCCTCTTAGTATGGACGAAGACTATTATGTACCCAGCAAGGGAGGGAAGGGCACCAAAATTGATACCCTTCCTGGGGCCACTAATTTAGGAGAAATTGAAGATGTTAGATACTATAGGGATAAGTTACTAGCTGCTCTTAAGATTCCAAAAGATTATATTGTAGAAAAAGATCAGTCCCCAGAGAGAAAAGCTAATTTATCACAACTTGATGTAAAATTTGCACGAACTATTCATAGAATCCAGATTTGTATTGAATCTGGGTTGGAAAATATGGCAAAACGCCATCTCCAATTAAAAGGGTTTCCTCCTGCTTTAATTAAAAAATTAAGAATTCAACTTCCTGAGCCATCTGATATGTCAGCTAAAAGAAAATTGGATCTTGATGAACAAAAAACTAGAGTCATTCAGGCTGTTCAGCAATTAGGGATATTCTCACAAGAAGAGATTTATAAAGAATATTATGATATGTCGGCTGAGGAAATCAGACGAATGAAAGCGGAAATTCAAAAAGATCAAACAGATGCTTTAGAGAAACAAAAAATTGAGGCTGAAACGCTAGGTGATGCTGAGGGGACTGCGGACGCAGGGGTAGGGGGGGCTGGAACTCCTCCTGGTGCTGGTGGTGGACAAGAGAGTGCGGAGAATACGCCACCAACGGCTTCAGAATCTATTGCACCTACCTTATCTAATTTGGATGATATTTTAGTGCTGGAGGAGCGGGATAGAGAAGTACTTAATAGAGTTATTCAAAAACAACAACAAAAAATCAACGAGGTTATTAGATAGCTGATATATATAACTGTATATGGAGAAATAAATTATGTTTGCAAAATTATTCGAAGATAGAGACAAGAAAATTTCCTACCTAATCAAATTAGGTGACTGTATGGGTAGATCATTAAGAGAGAACGTAACTCTTTTTTCTATTGATAGCCAAAATAGCTTAGTTACTTATCTGACTGAATCAGATAAAGTAATTAGTGGGCAATACAAAATTGGAAAGGATGTAGTTTTAAATAACATTGATGTTAGAGATTCTTCTATTTTTGAAGATAATGAAGTATTTGATTCTTATGTAACTGAAAAACTTCATACTTTTGTGGAAAATATTCATTATAATGAGTATGGATCGGCTGATAACTCTTTTACTGATATTCTATCTCTATGGGAGAATAGAGTTAAACTAGATTCCGTTCAGAGTAAACTCCACGAAAAAACACAAAAACTTAATTCAATCGGCACTATTGTTGAGTCTGCGGCTTTCCAGCAGTTAGTAGAAATTACTCCTCAATTTATTGAATTTTTAAAAGAAAACAAAGAAAAAGTAGGGTCTGTTCCTGAGATTAGAAATGCAGTAAATCTCTCAAATACTGTGTCTACTGCATTTAATTTTCCACGTTTGAGTTATCAGGATTTATTAGATAACAAGTCTTATATTCTAAAAGATGGAATAAATGAGTCCATCTATGAGATGATCTGTAAGCAGGAGTTAGTTAAAAAGGAATTAATTGAATCGAAAAAAGAATTTGAGCTTATTTGGGCTTCTAACTCTAGTGTAAGAAAATTAGCAAGTATGGTCTTCGAAGAGTCCGAGGTAGTTGTTCAAGCCTTATCAGAGGCTGTCAGAGAAGTTCCTTATATTGCACTAGCCTCCAAGAAAACTCTCTTTGAAACTTTCAATAACTGTTTAGCTCAGGCTGATGGTATTGGTGTCTCTGGGAAGGATATCCAGCGGTTTGCTTCTGATATTTTTGAGATGAAAAAAGAAGTAAAACAACTATTCATCGAATCAATTAATGAAAAATATGGTATAAATGTCTTGAATCTCCAGGAGCCTGTATCCTTTAGAAGTTTACTTAATACCCAAGTGGTAATTTTTGAAGCTTTATCTCGCTTATCTCCAAAAGAAACTATTCTTAAGCAGGTTTTATCCGAGATGGCTCAATCTCTAAGAGGTAAGTCGGGGGTAGAGGGAATTGATGTAAATGAATATCTTAAAGAGGTCTTTAGTATAGCAGGATACGAACAAATTCTTGAACGTAGTGCTGCTACTAAAGAGAAGCCTTCCCTTAAACAGATAGGAAAAAATGTAAAGACTAAAGGTAAGTTTTTTCCTCAAGATGATGAGTATACATCTGATGAAAATGTAGATCAGGATGCTCTGGAAGCAGAGGAAGAAGGAGAAGGAAAAGCGGGAGAAGCTAAAGCTGCTGCAAAAGCAAAAGATAAGAATTTAGAGAAAGCTGCCAAGATTGAGGGGACCGAGGCTGAGGAAGAAGAAGCCCCTCCTGAAGAAGGTACTCCTCCTGAAGAAGAGACTGAGGAAGGGGAGCCCGTTCCTAAAACCAAAGAAGCTGTCCCAGAAAAAGAGGTCGTTGATGATTTAGGTGGTTTAGAGAAAATGATAGCAGACATTGCTGCTGAATTAAACACAATGGATAATAAGGAAGAGAAATGAGAGAACAATTTAGACCATATACTTTAGTAGCAGAATTAGCAACATTAGAACCTAGCTCTATCACTTTAACTGACTCGGCGGGAACTGCTCTAAAATCTAATTATGTTTCAGTTCAGGCGTCGGCTGTGGGAGGCGCGACTCTGTATTCTGTTATTTTATCTAGTTTAAATGTATCAGCGGGGATCGCGGATACCCTCTGGGCATCGGACATGATAGGATCTATAAGTGGAGTGCCAGGAGGAACCGCAACTACTGAAAACGGTATTGTTGAATTTGTTCTAGCAGATAATGATAGAGTTAGTGAGATTACTATATCACAAAGGAGCGTAGACTCTGTTACATATTTAATAAATTACGGACAAGTGTGGACAGGAAACCCACTGCGAGATCAAGAACGTCCAAAGGGCGATTAAATGGGTAGATTTTCTCCATTTCAAGGATTAAGCCCCATTCCTAGAAGTGGTAGGCAAGTGGATAGACTTAGACAATCAAACGCTAAATTAGTTCTTAAAGAAGATTCAAGTAATTATTGTGTTTTTACTCTCAAAAAGGCCGCTTCGCGCTCGGTAGGAAATAAGTATAAAGCACTTCTGTATAATAGAAATCCAGGGGCAGGATTATTTTGGTTCAAGTTATGGGATGAAACAGATAGTGTGGTTGGAACAACAATACAAGCAACAACTATGGCAAACATGCCAGCAGCTATTGCAGCAAACGCAGCTACTGGGAGTGTTGTAACGATGAGAATTATAGGGACTATTGCGAATGCAACTGCTTTTGCTAGTAACGCCAATCTTGCTGATGCAACTACGTTTCGTGGTGGAGTATAATATAAGGGGTTTTTTATATGGTCTCTGGAATTGACACACTTTTATATTATCAACTAACAAGCGCAGATACTGTTTCCGCATTATCAGG